GCACCGTTCAACGGGCGCGCGCTCCTGGCCATTAGGGCGTACAGGAGGAGCTGGTTAAGTATGTGGGCGCGTGTGTCCGCCAGAGTGCGGACATTCAAAACGCTCCCATACACCGTCGTGAACTGGTGGGTCGAAATGACGTCATCCACCGCAAGCTCGGTGACGCGGGAGATCTTCAATCCCGTGCCATCTTCCTGCAAGATGGACGACAACCGAGCCATAAACTTCTTATTGCGAAGAATCGACTCACACAAGGTTTCGTACACTTCGCAGCGTGTACTATGGGTGAAATAATTGAGAAAGTAGAGGACATCCTCGCGGGCCTCCGGTCGATCCGGGCGAGTTGCCTCCCACTTTACTCCTTCGCGACTCTCAACGGCTGGCTTGCGCCAAAACCAGTAAAAGTCGCTGACCTCCTTAATCGCCAAAGTCTCAGCCTCCGACAAGCTAGCCCCGTTGTCCACATTAACAACGTGCTCTCTCACCATATCACCGAGAGGGGTCTTCGCGACAAGTCTCTTCCACCACGCGCGCTTAACAACGCCGGCGCTACCCTGATCCTGAAACACCAAGACGCTCTTCACCCTCATTCCAATCATGTCTGCATACCCTTGAGAGGCACGCGCACAACGATCAGTGGATATTGCGTCAAACTGGGCGTTCCGGGCAGAGTTCATAGCTGCATCGGCGAGTCGGCGGCAGGCCAACATATTGAGCTCCATGGATGCCGTGTGCTTGGCGTTCCTTTCGGCTCGTTCCTTGCGTTCATTCTCTTGGTCAACAATCACCAGAGCAGGCTCTGTCTCCGCCGGAGCGGGTACCCGAAGGTTAGATTGATTATCGACTTGAGGCTCCGCCTCAACGAACTGTTCTCCCACGATGATGTTGTTGCCAAACACCGGTGTCACATCCACCCACCTCTTCCGCTTGCGCGGCAAATCGGTGAACTCCGCGCACACAGCGTCCAACTCGGCAGCACTCATGTCCTCCACTGGTGTGAAGGCGGGATACTCTTCCTCCTCGAAGACGCCGGACCACTCGGCCGCGTCATCCTCTTCATCGTCGGACCACCCGTCCGGTTCGCCCTTGGCTTCGTCCTCCGGGACACCCTCCTCGTCGGACTCATCGTCCTCGGGGATATCAACCAGGGGGAGATCCTCCTCCTCGGACTCATCGTCCTCGGGGATGTCGACCTCATCGGACCAACCGTCGGGACCAAGCTTAGCCTCCTCTTCCTGTTCGTGCACCGAACGAAGGATTTGGGCCAATGACGCATGAGCTGCGGCTTGGGTTTCAGGGGTGGACTCCTCCTCCTCGACGACCAATAAATCAGTCGCGCGGATTTTCCGTCCACCCGGGTGGTAATGGTTTCCGCCGTAGGGGCAACTAGAGGCGCGCTCGCAGGAACATCGCACCCAACGCTTGGGCTTGTCCTTCTCGCTCTCCTCTTTCTTGTCCGCTTTCTTGCTTGCGTTATTCCCTTTCTCCTTCAGCCTCCTCGCCAAGCCTTCGAGAGCTCCGACGTTGTGGTGGTGGCCTTCAATGGGACAGTCGACGCCTTGACTGCACAAACACAACCCCTTCCGAGCGGCTTTCTCGGCGGGGTATACCTGGCATCCCTGAAGAAAGGTCTTGAGGGCATCGAGCCTCCCTTTGACTTCGGGGTCTACCTTGCTCTCCCTCTTGGCCTCGGGAAAGACTTCCTCCCTGCGGGCACTCGCCGCGGGGTCAACACTACCGTACTGAGGACGGTTGGCCTGTGTGGGTAATTCCTCGCGTTTCCCTTCGCGTTTATTGATGTTGGCGATCAGTAAAAACTCCATACGGAGACCTGGATAGATCATATCACACGGTTTTGTTTAAAAAGGCGTAGGCCCTAGGTGTGCCATGCCCTCCTGAATAGGAGGTACCTTGGTGTGTAAGTACTCTGTATTCAAAATTAACTCCTTCTTGACGGCCCGCCGGTTCCTTCAAGGTCGAAAAAATCATTACAGAACACACCCGACAACTAAAAACTTCACGCTTCCCTTTTTCTCTTTCCGGTATCAAAGCCGTAACCCGCATTGCACATAGTTCCTCCATTCCCCATCCCCCTCCTGACTCAACAGGTAGACTAATTTGTCAGAGATTTGCCATTAAAGGCGGGGTGTAAAAGGCGTTCATACACGCGGTAAAAGACAAGTAGAATGCTGCCAAACGTGAAAATTGGTAGTCTCGCTTCTAAAACACTCGATAGCTTTCGGATAAGCTAGAACCCGTAAACTTTTTGGATAAGTTAGAACCTTAGCTTTAGGTTAAGCTAGAACCCGTAAACTTTTATTTTGGATAAGTTAGAACCGTTTTAGATTTTTGAGAGCGTCTACTCCCTTAAGGTTGAATCAAAACCGAACACGAGGTGTGTTCTATAACATGGCCATGGCAGTGGTGCCGAATGACACGATTTGCTCCTTATGGTCGTTCAAGAACTCGAACCCGTTCTTGACGAACGTCACGAGATTCTTGACATGACCTGCCGCGGCGATTGACGCTTCGACGGCATTTGTAGGACCAACATTCGCCTTACGCCCGGTCGAAGGGACGATAGCATTGTTATTGGCTGACGCGAAATTTGGCGTGCCTTCAAGGTGGTAGATTACCTCGACTTGAAGCGCATTCTGTGTACCAGGAGGTATTCCTTCATAATAAAGGACAATACCCGAGCCCCCGGACATGCGGGTGGCATCCTTGTACTGAATACTAACGGCTGCGTTAGCCGCGTTAAAGGCAACATCATCCCCAATATTAAAACCCAACGTCGGTTGACCCGCGAGAAGAGTATTTTTAAAGGTGAAGAACGTCAAATTGGAGTACAGACCGGACAGTTGAAGGTCGCCCTTTAGTAGGTCGCCCACCGTGAGCTCCATGCCTGTTGGCGCCTCTAGGATGACTGAAGAGGCAAGGGTGGAGGGTGGAACGCCCATAATCGGGCTGACAATACCCGGCAACGTGGCGATCGCGATATCGCCCAACGTTGGGGTGGTGTCAGAAACGGGGAAGTATGCCATCATAATCCGTCCCGTGGCTGACAATTGCGGCTGCAAGTTGGAGAGTTTGATCCCCCAACTCACAACGCGGTAACTAGAGTAAGCAGAGTTCAGCGAGGCTTGGGAGGTTGCGCTATACATTCCGCCACCAGGGAGGGTGGCGGAGGCAACTATCGGCGTCTGCGGAGTCGTGATGATTGACGACTGCAACGACGATCCAGCGTTAATTCGCGTCAGATCCAACGTCGACAACAACGGATTAGGTAAGAACGCCACCGCACCTGCAGTCGCTGCGGCTGGGACGCCGAGGACAAGGGTTTGGTGTACGTGATACGTGGTCGTTGGGAACGGAAATGGATCTGGTACCTGACAGCCGAGCGAGTTCGGGTGAAATGGGTCGGTAAGTGCCTTGTAGAAATCGACGTTCGATCCACGCGGGGCACCCTTACCTTTCCCTTTCACCAAACCGCCTCCCGTCTGGCGCTTGGCCATAGGGTACGACTTTTTAGGTTGCTTTTGCTTTTGTTTGCCCTTGCGAAGGGCCACTTTGTAGTTGTTCGGGTCTCGTTGTACAACCGCCGATCGAGATAAACCGGCGGAGGGTGACAGGTGTCAACTTGACCTGGGCGTTAGCCCCGACAGTGAAAACCATCGAATGAGAGTTAAACCCGGACCTATTCCAACAACACTCCGACACGGTGGTCAATACGTGCGACGTCGTTGGTTAAGAATTATCCGGCCTCCCCGTTCCCGCTCTTGGCATAAGCGGGAGACTTACCTGTTTACAGGCTTCGCGTTCGGCGTAACGCTCCCGTCGCCTCCAAAACAATGGTTAGCCCGGGTTACATCTTCTCCTCTCTCGGAAGGCGATTGCTCATCCACCTGATGGAATAGCGCCCAGTTGCCCACAACGGGTTATATTTATCGAGGCAACTCCTCTCCACCTACGTCTGCTAAACAACAGATTTCCCCCTCTTCTAGGTTCGACACGGTTCCGACGTCGAGGGGCACGCAGCATGCG